ACGCTCTGCGGGCGGGTTTGTTTTCGCCTCCGTCGGCGGGTTTGTCGAGGTCAGCGATCTGCGCCTCGACCTCGGCTTTTTCGGTTACGAGTTGGGCTTTTTCTGCTTCCAGAGCGGCGAGTTCCTCGCCGATTTCCTTCAGTTCCGCCTCGTCCTCGCTGGCCGCGTTTTTCTCGCTCAATGCGGCGACCTCATTGTCGATCGCCTCGATGCGCTCGTCGCACTTGGCCTTTTGTTCTTCGAGGTATTCCTTGATGGTCATTTGCTTTCCCTCCTCATCAGGATGATTTTGTTTGCGTTCTTTGCCCGAAGGATCGCCACCCGCTTCTCGGCCTCCGCCTTGTTTCTTTTGGTGCTCTCCAGCGCCTCAAAACTGCGGGCGTAAATCTCGGTCATATCTCCGTAAGCCCCGTTGGGGCAGATGGACACGTCAAAAAGTTTTCCGATCTTGGTGATCGTGCGGTGCACCTCGTCGTCGATGATCTCCTCGGCGGCTCCTTCCACCGTGAAGGCGAAACTGCCCTCGGTGAGCAGGCCGCTCTTGACCATCTTGTAGATGTCCGAGTTGCTGTCGGTGTCGATCAGTTCCGCGTGCATGAAAACGCCGTGATCGTCAGGCGTCAGCGTGAGCGATGCGTTCCGCGTGCGCGCCATGATCAGGAAGTCGTCGTTATGATTGTACTTCAGGGCAACGTCGCTCATGTCGGCGGTGTCGAAGGCGTGGCGGTCGATCTTCTCGTAAAAGCCGCCATCCCAGCCCTCGATGAGTGCCTCTTTGTCGAACACGATCGGGTAGCCCTCCACGATCATCTTGCCCTCGGTCTCGCCTTCGGCTCTTGCCTCGACGATCTCGCTGTTCAGGCGGATTTCCTTCAGTAGCAGTTCTTTACTCATTTTTTGTTCCTCCCTCGGTCGGTTGACCGTCCAGATTATTAAAGCCGCGAGGCCGCAGTTGCCCCTCTCCGTTCGGGAGCGGCGGCAGGCCGTACATTTCACGATATTCGTCGATATTGAACACGCCCGCGTTGATCGTTGCCTCGACCATGCGGGTGATCTCGCTCATGCTCATGAGTTGGATTTTTCTCGGGTAGAGTTGCACCTGATCACCGAACGAGGTCTGCCGCTCGGTGAAAAAGGTCTTGCTCATCGCCTGCCCGAGCGAGACGGCGGCGGGCTCGATCCAGTTCTCGTACAGGGCCTCCTTCTCCTCGCTGGTGAACTTGCCCTGTAGCATGTCCATCGTCACGCCAGTGTGAAGGAGCACGTTGTCCTTGATCTCTTTCAGGGTTGCCGCATCCACCATCTTCAGCGATCGCTGGACGTTGACGTAGTCGGCGCCGTTGTCGAGCACCGCGATCCCGCTCTTGTTCGCTTTCAGATCTTCGATGAACTGGTCGCGGATTTCTTGTGCTTTATCATTCGCGGCGGCGTAGGCGTTCACCTTGATGATGCCGTCGATATAGCACCCGAGTTTTGCGGCTTCCGCGACCGCTTCCTTCGACGTGTGGTACGTCGAAAGGGATGTGAGCAGGTCGCCGTTTGCCATGCTTCCAAAACGTCCACCGCCGAGGAACTGCTCGTCCTCCATGTTCTGGTGCCACGCGATAATGTCCTCGAAGGGGAAGGTGATCTGCCGCGCGGGGTTGTCAAACTGGAAGCGGTAGAACAGGTTCCCGCCCTCGTCCTGCTCGATGATCGGAGCCGTCACGGGGAGCAGGATGTATAGCCCTGTATAGACCTTCTGCCCCGCGTTTGACTTGTAGTAGTCGGTGAATATGAAGCAGTTGTCGTCCTTCTCCCTCATGAAGAAGGCCTGCGTGAGGAAGTCGTAGGTCGTCTGAAAGTCGTTCGGCGCCCGCAGGAGCCGCGCCACCGTGCTATCAGTCACGAGTTCGATTTTGTCGTCTCGCACCCTGATGTGCCTCGGGTCAAGTTTCCCGAAAAAGCGCGCCTTCATTTTTGTGGCGGCCTGTACTATATCGCTGTACAGGATGTTCGCGCCGAACGACGTGAAGCGGGGCTGGTATCCGTTCATCGCGGTGCGCAGGTCCATGATCGCGCCCTTCGGCCTCTTTGCTTTGCTGAAGATTTTATCAAGCCATCCCATTGGCCTCACCTCCGCAGGTAGTTTTCAAAATTGGTCTCGTTCTTTTCGAGTGTAGCGTAGAGGATGATCAGCGCCACCACGCCGTCTATCTTCCGCGCATATTGCCCGTCGATCTTTTCGGGCATGATCATGTCTCCGACGATCTTCGCGCTCATGTTTGAGAAGCAGTATTTTATCACGGGGTTTTCGCCGTAGTTGATCAGGCGCGCCCCGAGGTCTCGCTCCACCGTTTTCATCGGGAAACTCATCAGTTTGCTGTTTTGGTATATCTTCATAGTCGGCAGGCCGTAGCCCGTCTTTTTGTCGCACCAGAGCAGGAAAACGTCCGAGTGCCACGGGTCGTACCCGATGGACATCGGCTCGATCTCGTAGCGATCGCGGAGCATCTGATACCAGTCCGCCACCGCTTTTTGATTGATCTTGTTCCCCTTGCAGACCTGCACCAGCGGCTCGCCCGTGTGCGGGTTGATCGTGTGCGACCACTCCGCGTACTTGGCGCCGTTGTCCTGATCCTTCAGTTTGCTCTCGGGGATGAAAAACTGCGCGGCGACGTATTTCTCGTCGCTGTCGGGCTTCATGAATAGCGCCTCCGCCACCGTAAGGTCGCCGCAGTCGGATAGGTCGACGGCCCCGAGGCAGATCGAGCCTCTGAAGTCCTCGATCGTCCACGGCTCCTGCGGGTAGGCGTACTCCTCGAGCGTGAGCCATGCCCTGCTGTTGCTCACCTTCACGTTGAAGTCCTTGCAGAGCAGGTGCATTCGGCTCTCTTTGTCGATCTGCGCCTTCAGGATGTTCTCCTCGATGTATGCCCACTTCTTCACGCCATAGATCAGCGACGGGTTGGATTTTTGCCAGAGGTCGCGGTCCCCGCTCCATATCTCCGCCTCATCGTCCTGCTCGTACAGAAACGGAAGGTAGTGCGGGTTGTCGATCTCGCCATCCAGCCACTTGTTCGCGTATTCCAGTTGCTTATCGAAGTATAGGCCGTTCAGGAAGCCGTTGGTGCTCACCGTGATGAACAGGCGCTCGTCGTGCGTACTCATCGAGCGGCGGCACGCCTCGGCGATCTCGTCGCTCTTGCAGTCGTGCGCTTCGTCTTGATACGCCTTCTTGAAGTTGAAGCCGTCCTTGTTCTGCGTTTTCGATGATAGGCGCAGGACCTTTATGTTCCGCGCGTTGTTCTTGATCTCGGTCAGGTTATTGCTCGTGACCTCATCCTTTCGGTCGAGGCGCTTCCGCATCCCTGCGACCTCTTGCCAGATCAGTTTGGCCTGTCGGTCGTCGTTCGAGGCGCAACAGATGTTGACGCCGCCCTCTCCTATGAACAGGTCAGCGTCCGCGTCGCCCGCGATCATCGTGGTCTTGCCGTTCTTTCGACCGACCTCGAGGAGCGCCTCGTTGATGAGCAGGTGCCCAGTGGCGCGGTCGCGGAAGGAGTAGAGCGCCTCCCAGAACGCCTTCTGCCATAGCATGAGGCGCAGGGGTTTGTTGTAGTACGGCGCCTGCCCTTGCAGGGCCAGCGTCTCTTGAAACTCAAAGCGGCGATAGCAGTCGCTCGGGTCGAACTCGTAGCGCGGGTCGGTCAGGTATCCGCATAGGATGTCCACGGCCTTCCTGATCTTCCAGCCGACCACAATCCGCTCCTGCCGCCCGTCGATCTCGATCGTGCCCCTCTCGATCGCGTCCCTGTACTGAACGATGAACGGGTCAGCCATCGGTGAAGTGCGCGAGTGCTTTCGCCAGCGCGCTCTCCTCTCCGCTCTCCCCATCCAGCGTGCGCAGGATTTTAACCGCGATGTCGTTCTTCTGCGATTGGAAGTCCTTCAGCATGTCGTGTGCGGGCAGTTTCTTCTGCTTCCTCGGGTCTTTCGGGTCGATGATGTAGCGGGGCAGTTTTCGCAGTCGCTCTATCTGTTCCTCCGCGAAAACGAAGTCGGCCAGCAGGGATAGAAGGAAGCCGCGCTTGCCTTCCTCCACGTTCTGGAGATGCGCCGCCAGTTCCTCGTATCTGTTCATGATCTGCTCCCTTCCCCGCTTCGCGGTTTTTTGCATTATTATTTATAAGGCGCGGCAAAAATCCGAACTTTTCCGAAAAAATCGAAAAAATCATTTTTTTGCCCCGTGCGGTTTTTAATTCCCCCCCGTACAGTAT